GCCCCTAGGGTCAGCTTGGGGATAAATCCGTATTTCCGGATTTTTGGCATTGAAACCGCCTTTTACATTTGGATTTGACTGTCCGGTTTGGCTTATGGGTATCTCGCCCAGTTCTGGGTACGCCGCGTAAAGCTCTGGGTGGTCCAAAACGTACTTGGCCTTTATGCCTATCTCCGGGTCTTCGCTTAAATCCTTTACAACCGTATTCAATTTGTCCGCGTACACCAAAAAATTGTTTCTATGCTCATTCGGTAGGGTAGACCACTTTGGCAGTAACGGTTGCTGTTTTGCCCACTCTAATTCTTCCTTAGCCTCGGCCAATTTTTGTTTTAACTTTGCTGGGGTGTAAAACTTGGCGTTGCTGTCGTTTATTTCTTGGCGGGGCACAAAGTCGCGGGCGTTGGGAATGTTGCCGGTGCGTTTCCAGACCTCCTCTGGGGGCATCAGATTGCCTTTTGAGCCAGCAAGATGGACGGCGTCCTCAAATGATTTTTGGTTCCACGTGCGCGAGTACGGGCCCACCATGATGCCGCCAATGTGGGCAGGGTTGAATGCCCCTGCCAGTTGTCCGATGTCCGGTGCAGGCAACGATTTTGCGTAGGCCACCGGGTCAGTCGCCAACCGCTTCAGGTTGCCCGGGATCTTGGACACCACGTCATAAGCGCCGCTCAACGACTTCTTGGCATTTCCGATGGGATCAAACGGAGCGGAGGGACCTAGGTCAAACCGCTCGGACAGGGGCTTCACTTTGCCGCCGTCAGCCATGTGGGCTGTGCCGCCCACATCAGGCTTTCCCAACGCTTTCCGCATATCCTCCATTGAGATAGGTCCGCCCTTGGCGTAGGTCTCGCGCTTGCCGTAGGTGGGCTTGTGCGCCAGTACCAACGGGCCAATCTGCACCACGTGCGCGGAATGGGTGACCGGCTTCATGGTCTTGCGGTCGTAGAAGAACCCGTGCCTGCGCGGGTCCATGCCAACCTGCACGTAGTCCGGGTGGTTCAGGTTGGCTTTCATGTGCTCCACGGCCTCGTCCTCGGTCATGTGGTGCAGTTCGCCCTTGATGCGGGCAAAGGGTGACTTGTTCTTTTCGCCCGTGGCCACGCGCACGGCTTTTTCTGGCTTGGCATCAAACGTGGCGTTTTTTACCGATGACACCGAGTTGTAGGCGGTCGGGTACTTGTCTTCGTCGGAACCTTCTTCGTCGTGGATGGAGTTGACCCACACCCCGTGGTTCTCGTACGCCGGGATGTCCAAGCGCAGTCCGACCTTGCGGCCCGCAGGCCATTGCTCGTGCCCGCGCCATTTATCTTTTTGCGCGGGTTTCAACGCGCGTTCTGCGTCCTCATCCGTCGCGGGCTGTGGCACGAATTCGTAGGGCTTCACTGGCTTGTGCTGCTTGACTACCTTGTCGTACTGCGCCCGGGTGATGGTCCCGGCTTGCAATGCCTTGACCGCGTCTTCCATCTCGGGAATCTTGCGCTGGATCGTCTCGTCCTTCACCGTGGGCCTGACCTCAACCCCGCCGCCTTTTTTCATCTTGGGCATGGTCGGTCCGGGCTGCTGCGGCATGGCCTGTGGGTTGGGCCGCAGGGCTTGCATGGCCTGCCCCGGCCGGGTAAGGGACAGGATGTTGCTCTGGGGCTGGCCGGGCCGTGGCGGTGCGCCGGGCGCTCCGGGGGGCGGCATACCGCCTTGCGGTAGCTGACCGGGCATCGGTGGCTGTCCGGGTTGTTGGCCGGGCTGCATGGGCATCAACTGGTTGCCGGGTGTTAAGGGCTGGAAGTCCACGCCGCCGATGGGCAGGTTCTCACCATTGCCGCCGTTAGGCGATACGAACGCCTTGACGGGCAGGTCGGGTGCCTCGTTGACGCCGACGTCCTTGATGTCCACCGAGTCGGGCGTCTTGTGCAGCATCAGGTGGGCCAGCATGGTGTCCTTGTCGGGTTCGACCGCGCCGCCATCGGCGTAGCCCCGTTTTTGCAGATGCGACAGGAATTCCTCGCTCAAGTGCTGCGTAGGACCGTGGCCACGGGTAAAGTCCATGTATCCGGGCGCACGACCTTTGATTGCTTGCATGCGTTGTATGTAATCGCGCAACATCAGCTCTTTGGGCACCGGTTCGTAGGTTTGGCCCAAGTCTTGCCCGTGCAGCAGGTAAGGAAATGCCGAATGCAAGTCGGGCCGGTTGCTAGTTTCGCCTGACAGCTCGAACAGGCGCGGGCCAACGGCATGTGTTGGAACATCGCGCACTATGGGGTCGGTGGTGGAGTGCAGCAGCTTGTCGTAGTTGCCGATCTGGCCTTTCTTGCCGCCCACGCCGTGGCCGCCAATCAGGTCGGCGATGATCTTGCGCTTGGCGAACGTGTCCGCCGATTTAATCAGCTCGGGATCGCGGATGTCCGCGCCGATGCCAAAGAACGGTTTGCCTTTCTTGTCTGCGATGACTGACAGGCGTTCGTTCATTTTGTTGCGCAGGTCTTCCGACAGCAGGCCAGCTTTGGCGGCTTTGTTGAAGTCATGCACCAGTTTGTCAAATACCATCTGGTTGGACGTGTGCTGCTCAGGCGTGCCAATCAATGTGGACCAGATTGCTTCGCCTTCCGGAACGCGCCGGTTGGCCCCGAGGATGGTGCTGGCCACAGCAGGATGGTTGACGCCCCATGCCATGTTCGCGTAGCGGGGATCCTCGTGCTGAATGCCGGAGAAGCTGGGACCGCCGAGGTATCCGCCACCAACTTTGGTGCGGTCGGTCTGCGTCACCATCAGGGTCTTGCCCTCGTGTTTGCCCAACGCTTCAGATGCCTTGGTGGGTTTTGGCTTAACCTTTTTGGCCGCCACTTCGGTACGCATCTCGTCGATAGTTGGTTTCATGATGACACCTTTCTTACCGGCAGCGCGCCGAATACTGCTGCCATGGGCATGCCTGTGTTGCGTTGGAGTATGCCGCCGTAGCCTTGTTCGTGCGCCATGCGCTCTAGGTCGCTGAACGCGGTTTGTGGATCAGCGATGCCCTGATTGTATTTGGCCGTCCACGGGGTGACATTATGTTCTTTGGCCAGTCGGTGTAGCTTGTCCGGGTCCGCCGCCACGTCGTACAAGTCGTTGGCTTGGGCGGTGTAGCGGTGCGGCCCAAGGCCGGGTTCACCACGCTCGGGGCTGCCGACGTAGAAGTGCGTCCGGTTGCGGATCGCGCCGGGCTCTGCCAGCCGCTGTTCTTCCCGGCCCTTGATGCCCGTGCCGTAGTAGCGCGGATCGGTCTGAACTAGGCTCGGGTTGTTGCTGAAATGCGTCAGCTCGGCGCTGGCCGGGCTTTTGGGCTTGACCAATCGACGTAGGTATGCGGGCACGCCGCCTGCATAGTCGCCCCGGTTCATCTCGGGCGGCAGCAGCACCGCTGTCTGCGGGGCGTACTGGAAGTGGTTGGACAGCAGGTCCTTCTTTGCGTCCAGCGCCTGTTGCGCTAGGTCGTCGTGGCCTTTGCGCTTGGCGTGGTACGCCTTCTCGTCCAGATCGCGCACGGCGGCTTTGATCTCGGCATTGAGCGGGGTGTAGTTGACCACGCTGTTTTGGCCGCGTGTCTCGGCGGTCATGGCCGCGCGCGCCAGCGGGCTGTACATGGCGGAGTGCGCCGCCCATGCCTTCTCTTCGCCCTTTGGCCCGAACTCATTGCCGTGCACGCCGTGGCCGTAGAAGTCATGGACCGCGCGGAACATCTCGTTGGTGTTGAGCCCGGTCTGCGGATCGACCTCGTGCAGAAAGTCGTGGCGGTCGCCGCCTTGAAATACATTGAGGTGGCGGTTGTTGTAGATGTCCGCCAGCATCTCTTTGCTGCTGTTGTAGTTGCCTTCACCGTTGCGGTGGAAGCTCATGTTGATGGGCAGGCTGTGGAACTGCTGCTTGGTCTCGTGGGCCAGTTGCCGGTAGGCTTGGGCCAGCAGGTCGTCGTAGTCCTTGGCGTGGATGGCCTCGGGCAGGTGCTTTTGGTACGCCTCGAACACGGCCTGCTTGTACTCTGGGCTGCCGGTGGCCGCGAGGTTAAACGCCTGCCCGATGGGTGCCTGCTTGCGCAGGGAGCTCTCGCTGTTCTCAATCGGGGCGTACGGCCTGCCAAACATCTGGCGGCTGTAGGCGTCGGCAGCTTTGTGCGCCAGCCCGGTCTTGTTGCGGATTACTTCGCGGATGTCCGCATCCGCAAGTGGTTGCGGAACTGCGCCTCGTGATGGTCCGGGTGCAGCTTGGGTGCCTTGCCTAGCTTGTGCTCGATTGCCTTGCTGATCTGTGCCGCTCGTTTTAACGCCGCGTGGACGGACGCGCCAGAAGGGGCCTTCTTGTGCTGTGTCATATTGCGCCTCAGTGGTTGGTGACATGGCGGGTGGTTGGGTAGGGTTTGGCGCGCATTCTACGCGGCGTACGGATTCTCGCGGCTGCGCTGGCCCGCGTCAATGTAGTCGTCCTCGTCCACCCACTCCTTGGGGAAGTCGATGCTGATCCAGCCCGCGTCGCGCAGGTAGCGCAGGGCTTGGCTGATGCAGTCCACGTACTCGTCGTGCGCCGTGTTGGGGAAGCTGCATATCTGGCTGACCATGCCCTCGGCCCAGTCCCGCACGTAGCCCTTGCGCACGCTGGACTCCGGCACCCAGACGCGCCCGGCCTTGATGATGTTGGCCACGATGCTCAGGCGCTGGCTCTTGTCGGCCTTGCCCGGGTTGTAGCCGCGCACCGGCAGCCCAGCCCGCTGCAGGTCCTGTATCAGGCTGATGCCCGCCGCCTTGTCCTCGACCAGCAGCAGGTCCACGCGCTTCTTCTCGCGCCCCTCGCCGTACACGGTCTCGTACTCGTCGATGATCTTGGGCCGCAGGTCGGGGTAGGTCAGCTTCTCCTGCCAGCAGTCAATCACCATCACGCACATGCCGCCGTCCAGCGGCTTGAACACGCCCAGCGTGATGTTGCCGGTCGGGTCGCTGGCCTCCTTGTCCTTGTAGCCGCAGTCGTAGGACTGGATGACGTACTCGAAGCGGGGGAAAGTCTTGCCGTCCGGCCAGAGCCGGAACCAGTCGCGGTGGACGATGCCGCCCTCCTCGGGGTCGATGATCTCGGCGTGGATCTCCTGCCGCCCAAGGTTCGTGCCCTCGTACTGCAAGATTTGCTTTTGGAACGACGGGGCTAGGTTCTTGATGTTGGCGTAGGTCGATGCGCGCGTGATCACCACGTCGTCGCCCTCGCGGGCAATCAGGTCCAGCACCACGTCCTTTGGCTTGGGCGTGGTCGAGCAGATCAGTTTGGTGCGCTGGCCCAGCCGGATGCCGAACATGATCATGTCCCAGCTCTCCTGCAGGTAGTCCCACGCGGCCAGCTCGTCTAGCCATCCGCCGTGGAACTGCGGGCCACGGAAGCGCTCGGGCTCGGACGCCGGGATGCCCTTGATCAGGCTGCCGTTGACCAGCACCAGCTCGTGCAGCGACTTGTTGTAGTCCTTGATCAGCACCGGGGGGATCACCGAGAGCAGCCCGCTATCGCCCTCGAAGCAGGTGGCGCGCAGGTCGCTGGATGTCGGGGCCGACACCAGCCACCGGGTGTTGGGGTTCTGCCATGCCCACCAGCCGAGGTTCTCGGCGGCTGCGCGCGTCTTGCCCGCGCCACGGCCCGCGACCATCAGGTGGATGTTCCACCAAGTGCCGGGCGGTTCGAGCTGGTGCTTGTGCGCGGCCAGCAGCCACTTGGCGCGCCAATCGAACGCGGTGCGGTGCGTTACGGGCAGCTTGGCATACTGCGCCCGCACCTGCGGGTCGCGCAGCAGGTCAGCTAGGTTGCCCATCGTGGCGCAGCAGCTCTAGGTTGGAGAGCATCGCGTCGAACGTGACGAAGTCCACCGACACAGCCAGCGGGGCCTCGGGGTCGCCCGCCAGCACCGTCTTATCGCCGTACTTACGCGGGTTCCACTTGGCCAGCAGCTTCAGGCGCGTCTCGATCTGGTTCTTGCGCCACGCGATGCTGCCGGGGTCGTAGCGCTTATTGCCCTGCTCGTCGAACACGGCCAGCGGCTCCGTATCCGCAAGCGCTGCGCACTCGTCGGCGATGGCGTCGTGCCCCGTTTCGCGTGCGTGCGCGATGCGCGAGGCAAACTCCGCGTCCTCGCGCTCCCAGTCGTACAGCACTGTGTTGCTCGGCATTCCGTCCTGACGGCAAAATTCCCGCAGCGTTTTGCCCTGCGCAATCCACGCCACCAGATCAGTCTTGATCTGCTCCTTGTTTGCGTAGGGCGACGTGCCCTTGGGCCTGCCCACTTTTCTACCAGTTGCCATTTGTACCCCTTCAGCGCATCTTGCAGCGCGTTTGGGGCCAGTTTAGCAAAGAACGTAGGGCGTGTCCTTCTCGAAGCCCTCAAGGGCCAGCAGCTCGTCGATGGCCTTCTTCTCGGTGTGGCCCCATGCCCATGGTGCGTGGTCCTCGGAATCGCCGTCGCCCAGTGTGGCGATGTACCGCATGTGGAGGTCGTTGAACTCCACGTGGATCTGGACCGGGCTCACAGTACCACCTCGGTCGATCCGCAGGTCAACACGCGGAACGTGTCGAAGGACTGCTGGAGCACGCAGTCGATAGCGGCGTCCTCGTCCTTGGCATGCACGTCCATGGTGTAGTTGTGGTTCTTGCCCGCAGTCAAAGCCTCGACGGTGAAGACCGGCAGGGCCACACCGGCGAGTACCGCGTCCAACGCGTCGCGCAGTTGGCGGGCCGTCTCAATGGACATCGACGTGCCCACGCTGACGACTTTAGCGTTGCGTTGGGCTTGGATTGACAGCCAGACGCCGTCGTTGCCGTAGGGCTCGACGAAGAGGGTGGTCTCGTCGTTGCGGATGACGTGGTCTAGGCTGATGTCGGCTACTTTGTTCATGGTGCTCTCCGGTGTATGTGTGTTGAAGACGGTGTTATTGTAACTCGGAATTACAGTTTGTGGTAAGTTCAATTGTAAAGATTGTGTAAAGACGGGGGCCAAAGCCCCCGGTGGTTTCACTCGCCTGCCAGACGATTCAGATTGAACCAGTGGCCACGGTCAGCGCATTCCGCGAACATCCCGCTGTCGTTGAGTGTTATGTTGTACTTGAGCTTGACCGGGTCAATCCAGAACTCCATCGCCTCTACGCCCAAGCGCTTGAGCATTTTGTTGGCCAGCTTGCACTGCTCTTCGCCATGCTCCAAGCTCTCTTGCTTGTCCAACTCGATCCAGATTTTTGATGCCATGATATTTTCCTTTGTGTGTATGCGTTGGTCGGAATTAACCAACGCCTCTACTGTAACACAAAATTACAGTTTGTGAGGCCCCACAAGAAAAACTTTTCTATCAATGCACGCGCTTCGATAGCCTTTTCCTAATGTTGTAGGCCAGCATCTCGATGTCCACGCACTCCTCGGCCAGCTTTGCGCACGCCTCGTTCTCCAGCGCCACGGCCTGACGGGCCGCGTCGATGGCGAAGGCCATGATCTCGGCCTTGGCCTCCTCCAGCGCCTGATCGAATTCCTTCTGCGTGAAGAGCTGCATGGTCCCGCTGTGGCCGAGTAGCTGCCGGGCCAGTGGGCTAAGTTCTGGTTTGCTCATGATTTACTCCTGTGAATTGCCCATGACCCGGCCTTCCATGACCTTGTTGGCCATGCGCAGGTCCTTGTTCTCTTGCTTCAGACGCTCCACCGTGCTGGTCAGGTACGTGATACGGGCCGACGCGCCCTCAATCCAGTCCGAGACGTCCTTGGGCATCCGGTAGGTCTGCACGCTCTCCACAGCCGGTTCTGGGGGCTTTGCCGGGGCTTTCTTCGCTGTTGCCATGCTGGCTCCTTGGTTGTGGCCCCCGCGAGGGGGCCGGGTTGGTTTACAGGTAGGCGTGCTCGTGGGCCTCGACGAACTGGTCAGTGGCCTTGTCCAGCTTCAGGGCGGCCATGGTATCCGCCAGCGTCCACAGCGCCTTGTTGAGCTTTACGTTCTCGCTGACGCCGCCCACCGCGCGGGTCGTCATGCGACGGCCGGTGGCGCTGCGGCCGGGCAAGCCGCCCTTGAGCATGTTCTCCTGCACGCGGTTGAACGTGGTCCACAGGTCGGCCTTGTTGTCTTGCCAGCGGTTGGCCGTCAGCATGCGGTGGGGCGTGACCGGGGCGTCGTCACCCCAGCGCACTTGGGCTGCGGCCGTGGCGAATGCGCGCTGCTCGTCGTGGTCCAGCGTGATGGCCTTGTAGTCGGCGATGCGGTAGCCGATCTGCTTGGCATCCTCCAGCACCCGGGTCGCGCCCTCAATGACGTCGTCCACGATGCGGCCGCTGTGCCGTACGCGCACATTGTTGAACATATCGCCCGCGATCAGGCCGTTGCTGCAGACGAAGCGGAACACGCCCGACATGATCTGGTAGCTGGAGCTGCCGTCGTGGCTGTTCAGCAGGATGATCTCGGGCACCTCCTCAGCAG